ACTGGTCGCGGTGCCGATTTACTTATTATTGACGATCCTCATTCTGAGCAGGATGCGCTCTCGCCAGCCGTTTTAGAATCACATTACGAGTGGTACACATCTGGTCCACGTCAGCGTCTACAACCTGGTGGCTCGATCGTTGTAGTCATGACACGTTGGTCAACAAAAGATCTTACTGGTAAACTGCTCGAGGCCCAGGGTAAAGACTCAATGGCAGACCAATGGGAAGTAGTAGAGTTTCCTGCAATTATAAACGACAAACCTATGTGGGGCAATTTTTGGTCCATGGAGGGTTTACAATCAGTTAAGGCTTCTATACCTCTATCCAAGTGGCAAGCACAATGGATGCAACAACCTACATCCGAAGAAGGTGCACTTATAAAGCGTGAATGGTGGCAAGAATGGGAACCAGAAGACATACCACAATTAGAGTTTATTATACAATCATACGACACAGCATTTAGCAAAAAAGAAACGGCCGATTTTTCTGCCATAACAACGTGGGGTGTATTTGATCCTGACAACGGCAAAGGCAAAGCGTTGATACTACTTGATGCAAAACGTGATCGTTGGAATTTTCCTGAATTAAAACGCGAGGCCATGGAACAATACAGGTATTGGGAACCAGAAATGGTAATCATAGAAGCAAAAGCGTCTGGTATGCCTTTGACACACGAATTACAAAAAATGGGCATACCTGTAATTAACTTTACACCGTCTAAAGGAAATGATAAGCATACAAGGGTTAATAGTGTAGCACCGCTTTTTGAAGCTGGTGCAATTTGGGCACCAAAAAAGACTTTTGCCGAAGAGGTCATAGAAGAATGCGCAGCATTCCCTTTTGGCGATAATGACGACTACGTGGATTCTACCACGCAAGCCTTAATGAAATATAGACAAGGTTATCATGTTACGTTAGAAGATGATTTTGAAGACGAGCCTACAGATAATACCAGGAGGAGGGATTATTATTAATGGAAGTAACGATTAGAGACAAACCAGCACCGGATTTTAATTATACGGACGTTCCTTTCGAACCAACAAGCAGTTTTTATCCTGATAGAATTTTCCGTGATGAAATGGCAGCACGTGAACAATTTTTTAATAGTCCAGATTTTCGAGCATCTGATGCAGGTCAAATGATTTATGCAAATACTGGTCGTGATTTAGATGTAGCAAAAGATGACTTTATAAATTTTATAAATGATTATGATTTAAAATTAAGAGAAGAACGACCTGGTGGTGTTTTAGATTACGATCCTAGAGTTTATAATTACGCAGATAATTTATATCAGGCAAGACAAAATCAATTTGCAAAATATAGCCCTTATTTTGGTATGGGTGATGCGGGGCTCGAGGCCCTCGAACCTCCTACATCAATGTTTTATGGTTATCCTTACGGAGAAGAAACTGGTATGCCAGATAATGTTTCAGATTATTTTTCTGATGTTTCAAAAGAAGCAACACGTTCTTTTTTAGGAAGTGGGGCTTTTTTAGGTGACACATTGTTTAATTTAGGGAGTAATATTCTTTACCCTTTTGATACAGAATCAATGACAGGTGGAGTTTTACCACGTGGTTATTTAGATATCATAAATTACACAAATGAAATGGGCGCTTTTCATCAACAATTATTAAGCCAGGGTATTACGCCACCAGCACCAGATCAGTGGGAATCGTTAGGTTACAGTGAGAAAAAAGACATAAGTGACGAATTTAAAAGATTAACTGGATCAAAATATGATTATGATCCAACATACCAACCCATAAGCGGTGGAGTATTACAAGAACTTGTAGAACCTTTAGCAGAAGGACCATTGATGCCAGAATCTTCGTACGAAGACGTTGAAGGCATACCTGTTGTTGATCCATTATTTACACAACAAACATATGATTTAAATCCTGTGGAAGTTGCAGAAATAGCAGGTGAATTACCTTTTTTAAAACTTCCTTCAGGTTTTAAATTTGCAAAACAAGGTTTAGCTAGATATGCTCCAACTTTAATAAAAAAATATCCAAAAATTGCAGCTACTTTAGGTCTTACCACTCCTACAATTACTGAATTTGCATTTGAAGAATAATGGCCACAGCTGGTATCAGTAGAGCTTTATTATCTTCTATTCTTAGAAGATCCAAAAACATACAACAAAAAGCCCTTAACAAACCTTTTTCTGCAGATTATTTACGAAGAGCAGCACGTTATCCAAATAGAAATATAACAGGAGGCAAAAGAAAAACACCAAAATACACAGAAGCTGTATCACCAACAGTTTATAATAATTTTGTAAAAGATTTTGCTAAAGCATACAAACAAGCTGATGTTGAAGGAATAACTTCTTTAAAATCAGGTATGAATATATTTGGTTCTAACTTTTTCCAAAACATAAAAAAAGCAGCAAAAAGAAAAAATTTTTTAGATAGAAAAGACACAGACAGAATAAAAACTTTACAAGAACAAAGATTTGGTTTTCATGATTTTACCGATCCACGGTATAAAGCTAAACAAGATTTAGTAAGTCAACAACGTGCAGCAATACAAGATGTTTACAACGACATTATTAAAAAAGCACCAAAAGATCCTAACACAGGCAAAGCTATTTTAAGTGGTAAAAGAGAATTATATCCAGTTAGTATAATACCTAAACTAAAAAACAAATATCCTGATTTGTTTGCGGGTGTTGAGAATAACAAACAAGGTCAAGCAAAAATTTATAAAATAACTGAAGCTACACGTAGTGGGTCACGAAAAAAAATGCAATATCCAGATTTCCAAAAAGCTAGTGACAACATAGAAGAGCAAGCTATGTATATGCAAGTTCCTAATTTTACGGATGAAGCAGAGCTTGGTAAAATACCACGTCAATATTTAATTGATGTATTTAGATCAAGACCTAGTGAGTTTGTTACAGGAAATGCTAAAAAAGATGCAAACAGGTATTTACGTTTTTTACGTGATCAAAATTTTTTTGATCCACAAAGCCCTTACTATTACAAAAAAAATCCAGAGTTTGCAGAATATTATCTAACAAGAAAACCATCTGGTGCAGCGGCAGATTACAGAAGAGGTTTAGATTTATCACATGATGTACCAACCTTAATGCCAGGTGGTAGTAGAAAATTTCCTACCCAAACTCAAACCGTTCCTTTTTCAGGTGCAGAAATTGGTAGAACACATTATTTATCACCAAATGTAAATAGAATTTTACAACCTAAATTAGAATCACAAGCAATAGATGCTTTACAAAAAAAGAATTACAAAAAATTTGTAAAATTAGATGAGCAAATGATAAAAAATAATATTAGAACAACTATTACAGATCCTACCACAGGAGAAGTTTATCCGATGGGTGGTTACGCTGACATTGGATTTAATCGAGGTGGCATAGCGAGTTTATTAGAATAATGGTAATACCTAGCATTACACGTAGAGCTTTTATGAAGGGCATTGCAGCACTTGCTGGTAAATCAGCAATACCAAAAACTGTTAGCAAAGCCATGGAAGCAGTAACACCATCATCAGTAAACGTGGACAGTGCACCGTGGATACAAAACATGGTAGGTTCTTTAAAAAATATTGTTGACAACCGTAAACTTGAATCGTTGTTACCTAATGGTGCAGAAGTAAGATATGTTAAAGCACCTGCAAACGAGTTTGATTCACATACTTTGTCTATTAAAACAGCTGACGGCGATAGAGATTTTATAAAATACCATGAAACAAAAGGCGATATAGATATTGAGTTTGATATTCGTGATGACTATCACAATAACCAACACATATACGTTAACAAAAAAACTGGTGCTACAGAAATAGTTGATGACAACTATTACATGACAGGACCAGAGGATTATGCAAAAGATGATCCAATTGTTTACGATGCAACAAGAGAAGCTATACGTAAAAAAATGATGCTTGCTGATGAAAAACCAGATGACTACATGTATGACTACATGTCAATGCCAGATGATTCTGACTATGGTTATTTGTTTGAAAGATATGCAGATACGTTTTCACCTTCCGGTGGCATATTTAAAACTAAACAATTTGCCGATAACGAAAGAGCTAAAAAACTTATGCAGGAAGAAATGGATGAATTAATGTTTGAACAACAGTTTAGAGATGGTAATATACACGGTTTTAATAAAGGAGGAGTTATGAAAGACGTTGTACCACCATTAGATGGCTATGCAGCTGGTGGCGTAGGTAAAAAAATAATACAAAGAGCTGCTCCAAAACTTTTAGATAAGTTACGTGAATTTGCACCACAGATTACAGGCAAGGTAGATCCCAAACCTTTTACAGTTTTTGATAATGCAGGATTACCAGTAAAAGATTTTAAAACATACGATGAGGCAATGAAGTTTGCCAAAGAAGATCCGAATATGTTGTCCGTTGGCAACACGCCTAAACCAGATGTATCTGCAGATACACCAGCAATGTTTTTCCGTTCTAGAGAAGAATTAATACAAGGACCACCAATGTTAGAGGGACAACAATGGTTAAATTATTTTAAATCACGTGGCATACGTGACGCAGAAATGATGGACACGTCATTAGGTCCATTCTTAAATCAAAATTTAAAAAACAAAATATCTAAAAATGATTTAGTAAAAAAATATGATGAAACAGTTCCTGATTTTGACGTCCAGGTTTTAGGACAAGGCACTGACGGTGCTTTACAAAACATGTCAATTGACAGGTTAAGACAAATAGATCCGGCAGTTTTTTCTGCAGAGGCAAGACCAATTATAACAACTATACAAAATCAAATAAAAGACGTTACAACTACTAAAGCAGAAGATCAATTTTTAGGACGTTTAGATAATTTGTTTGACAAAGCTTACGGCATACCAAACGTTAGTAAGACTGGTATACCTGCAGACAACGCTATGGTGCCTTTTGAAATAAAACAATTAATGAATGAAATTTTAGCTGGTACGGGTAGAAGAGGCGCAGGTTTTAAAGCTGCTGCTTTTGTTGACAGAGCTAAATATTCTGGTCAACAAACTTTACCTGATGGATCAAATTACAGAGAGTTTGTTTTTAGTTATAAACCAAAAGGACCACGTAAAAACGAACCTGTATATTCTTATGCACATCAATTTGGTGCTGCTAAAACTGACAATGCTTTCATGCACGCGCGTGTGTCTGATAGAACAGATGAATTTGGAAATAGATTATTATTTGTAGAAGAGTTTCAATCAGATATGCATCAACCAATATCACGTGTTGTTCGTGAGGCAACACAACAAGGAAAAGAACTTCCTCCATCTGGTAAATATGCACCACGTTTAGACGTAGAATCACCAGCATTAAACAAAGCTAATTTACAACAAATGGAATTAATACAAAGAAAAATAGATAAATTGTTAGAAACAAATCCTAATTCACCTAAGTTAGCTAAATTGTATGAACAAAAAGAAGAGATTAGAAACATAGAAAAAGCAAAAGCACAGAAAAGTGCGAAAGACACATCTGGTGTACCTGAAGGTCCATTTAAAAATTCTCAAGATTACATGGAGTTTGCTATTAAGTACTTGATGAGAGTAGCAAAAGATGGTAATTACGATGGCGTGGCTTTTTCAACACCGGCTGTTAAAAACCGTAATTTGTCACCAGGTAGTAAAGATTACCAAGGTAATTTGTTTGCGTACGGAAACATTTTGAACAATGCAATACGTAAGGCAAAAGCAAAAACTGGGGCTGATTTGTTTGAAACGTCAATTGGTGCTAGAGGAGAATATCGTGGTGATATGAAGTATTACGGAGTTCCAGCACTGATGATAAAAGGCAACAAGAAGGCAATGGAAAAAATTAGCAAAGGATTGCCTGCTTATGCAAAAGGAGGTTTAACAAAAACTACACCTCCAGAAAAAGGACCACAACCATACGGCATCATGCAAGATGTTGTATCACCACTATAAGGGGAATAGATGGCTAAAAAGAATCAAAACAATAACATAGACAAAGCTTTAGAAGCATTACAAGGTGCTTTGGACCTAGAACCAACAGGTCAAGAAATACAATTACCAGAACAAGTGGTAGATTTTGAATCAGACGTAGAACTAACAGAAACACCAGACGGAGGTGCAGAGGTAAATTTTGATCCTAATGCGCCTATCGACAAATCAAATATTCCGTTCGATGCAAACTTAGCTGATTACATCGACGAATCTGAATCCCGCAAATTTGCTAATGATCTTGTGGGAGCATTCGAAATGGATAAAGAGTCACGTAAAGACTGGGAAGATACCTATGTCAAAGGACTCGATATGTTAGGTTTTAAATATGAAGACCGAACACAACCATTCGAAGGTGCGTCAGGGGTCGTACATCCTTTACTTGCTGAATCTGTAACACAGTTTCAAGCTCAAGCTTATAAGGAACTCCTCCCCCCAAGCGGCCCCGTACGCACACAAATAGTTGGAGCAGTTACACCTCAAGTACAAGACCAAGCAGAGCGTGTAAAAGAATTTATGAACTATCAAATTACAACAAAGATGAAAGAATATGATCCTGAAATGGATCAATTGTTATTTTATTTACCTTTGTCAGGTTCTGCATTTAAAAAAGTTTACTATGATCCAATGTTACAAAGAGGTGTATCTAAATTTGTAACAAGTGAAGATTGCGTAATAAATTATTTAGCAACTGATTTAGAAACTGCAGAAAGAATTACACACGTTGTAAAAATGACAGGCAACGAAGTTAGAAAGTTACAAGTTACAGGTTTTTACAAAGACATAGAATTGCAAACAGGCAGTGTTGATACTTCTGAAGTCATGGATAAAATTGATGATTTAGATGGTGCACAAAAAGAATATGCAGACGGAGATGATGAACACGAAATTTTAGAAATGCATGTGAATGCAGACGTACCAGGTTTTGAAGATCCTAACGGAATAAAATTACCTTACATAATTAGTATAGATAAATATTCTAATACAATCTTGTCAATAAGAAGAAACTATTTGCAAGATGATCCAATGATGAGAAAAATTTCTTACTTTGTACATTTTAAATTCCTCCCCGGATTAGGCTTTTATGGATTTGGCTTAATTCACATGCTAGGTGGATTGTCAAGAACTGCAACAAGTGTTTTGCGACAGTTAATTGATGCAGGTACTCTTGCCAATCTTCCAGCAGGATTCAAAGCAAGAGGCATGCGTATACGTGATCACGATCAAGCAATACAACCAGGTGAATTTAGAGATGTAGATGTGACTGGTAATTCTATACGTGAATCTTTGTTACCTTTACCATTTAAAGAACCATCGCAAACATTATTTGCATTACTTGGTTTTGCTGTTGATGCAGGTAAATCATTTGCTGCTATTGCAGACATGAAGATGGGCGAAGGTAATGAACAAAACCCAGTTGGCACTACACTTGCATTATTAGAACGTGGCACAAAAGTTATGAGTGCAATACATAAAAGATTACACTACGCACAAAAAGAAGAATTTAGTTTACTAGCAAGAGTATTTCAATTGTATTTACCACCAGAATATCCGTACGAAGTTATTGGCGGTAACAGAATGATTAAACAAACTGATTTTGATGACCGTGTTGATATATTACCTATTTCAGATCCTAATATATTTTCTATGGCACAACGTATTACACTTGCACAACAACAGCTACAATTAGCAACATCTAATCCTAAAATGCATGACTTACGCGAAGCATACAGAAGAATGTACTCTGCTATGGGTGTAGATAACATTGATGCAATATTAAAACCAAATCCAGAAATGCCTGCACCTACAGGACCGGCAGCAGAAAATAGTGGCATTATGAGAGGTAACTTTCCAAAAGCTTTTCCTATGCAAGATCACATGGCTCATATTACAGCACACCAAGAATTTATGTTTACAAGAATGGTGCAAATTAACCCACAAGTTTATTCTGCATTACAAGCACACTTATCAGAGCACATAGCTTTGATGGCTGGAGAGCAAATACAACAAGAATTTGCTGAACCAATACAACAAATGCAAATGGCTATGCAACAAGCACAACAAAATCCACAAGCAATGCAACAGTTACAACAGCAACAAGCACAATTGACAAATCAAATGGCAGCAAAACAAGCACAAATTGAAGCAAAATTAACAGCTGATTTATCTGCAGCAGAAGAAGCACGTATGAGCAAAGAGCCTAAAGATCCTCTTGTTAAATTAAAACAACAAGAGATAGATTTAAAAGCTATGGAAACACAGGCTAGACTTGCAAAAGATATTGCAATGGATCAAGAAAAATTAGATCTTGAAAGAGATAAATTAGAAACTGATACTGGTTTAGAAATTATGAAGATGGAAGCAGCAGCTGACAGTCAATCAAATACAGAAGCCATGACAGTTTTACGAGAAAACATAGTTTCAGCGCGTGAGGCAATGAAAGAGCAATCTTCTGAAAAAATAGCGAGGCAAAATGCAAGACAAAATGAAAAGAAAACTGACCAAGATCAGTAACGCAATGTCAAAAATAGAAGA